GCACAAGACGTACTAGCTCCTACGGCTGGTCGTGAGGCTGATGTATACGAGCGTATCAGAGCCACGCAGCGTCCTGAGGAAGAACGACAGAGATTAGCTCTGGAAGAACGTCTGGCTCAACAAGGACGCTTAGGTGTACGTACAGCCATGTTTGGTGGTACTCCTGAACAGCTTGCGATGGCTAAGGCACAAGAAGAGGCGCAAGACAGAGCATCACTGGCAGCTATGCAACAAGCTCAAGCAGAACGTCAGCAAGCTCTAGGCACAGCACAGACCCTAGGTGGTATGTTTGGTCAACAAGCAGGACTGTCTAGCCAGCTTCAGTCAGCAGCACAGCAACGAGCCACACAACTATCTCAACTTGGTCTTGGTGCTGAACAGATACAGGCCCAGCTTGAGCAAGAGGGCTTTGGTAGACAACTACAGCTTGGTCAAGCAGGGATGCAAGCACAACAAGCACAAGCACAACTTGAGGCACAGCGTTTTGGTCAGCAAATGCAGCTTGGGCAAGCAGGTATTGGGGCTGCTCAAGCACAGTCTGCACTACAGACACAAGCACAACAAAGGGCAGCCCAGCTATCTCAGCTTGGACTCAGCGCACAGCAAATTGAATCTCAGTTGCAGTCTGAAGGTCTTGGAAGAGCAGCTACATCAGCACAACAGGCGGCTCAGTTGGCACAGCTTGCTGGTGGATTACAGGCGCAACAAGCTGGCTTAGGTGCACAGTACGCTGGCTTAGGTAGCCAGTTGGCTATGCAAGATGTTGCTGCACAACAGGCACAACAACAGCTTGCCTTGGGCGCACTCACAGGATCGTACATCCCACAGACGCAGCTTCTGGCTGCACAACAGGCTGCACAGCTTTACCCGCAGTTGCAACAGCGTGGTCAGTTGTTTGGCGCTGGTCAGTTTGGTGAGACATCTATGGCAGGACTTGAGGCTAGGTTGGTTGCAGAACAAGCCGCTGCTAATCTCTTGGGTGGCATAGGATCAGGACTACTGGGTGGTCTGTTTAGTCCTATAGCTACTTCAGGTGGTGGCGTTGGTTCGTTGTTTGGTAGCGTACTTAGCGGTTTATTTGGGGAAGGTTAATCATGGCTAGATTTTCACAAGCGTTTTTACAAGGACTCCTGCAGCCTACGTACCAGCAGGGACTGTTTGAGGCTGCTAAGGGTCTTGGGCAGACTCCCGCTATTATGGGCTTGCAGAGGCAAGAAAGAGAACAGAAGCAAAAACTTGCTGACATTTATAGTACTGCTATGCAACCGGGAACAACCTCTGTTCAAATGTTTCAAGCGGCGCAACAACTAATGGCTCAAGGTAAAACAGAAGAAGCTATTAGTTTGCTTACTCAGGCTAGGCAACTCAGTCAAACAGAAACATCTCAACTTCAACTTCAGCAAAGACAAGAAGTTATTTCAGAGTCTGCCAGAAAACTGGGACTTAATGAGTTGGCAGAAAGAGCGCTTCAAACAACAGACGAAGAATCTCTGAGGGCAATACAGAAAGATCTTAGGGCGTTCGAGAGAGAAGAAATTTTAAAGAAACGGGGAATTCCCGGACGCAAAGCCTTATTGAAAAATGCAGGCATAGACTATGATCCAGAAGTTCACGATGAAATGTCTAACGACGGAATTTTAAAACTTATAGAAGGATCTGACGCTGAATTAAAATCTTTTATAACACCTGATAACAAAGAGGTAATGTTAGAAGTTAATAAGCAGGGTAGGGTTAGGGATCCGAATACAGATACTTTTGTAAGGGCAAGCGAGCTACAGTTACGTCGCGCACCTAATAGACAGCAGGTAGAAAACGTCGCTAACTACACCAACGAAAAACTTGCGGAAGCTGGAGTAAAACGCTACGATGATTTAGCAACTGCCGCTGACGACGCAACTAAAATGATGAACAACATTACTGAGGTAATGCCTAATCTAGACGAAATGGTTACTGGCAAGCTGGCTAATGCTGAAATGTTTATTAGAAGCTCTAAGCAAGCTATTGCTGCCGCTGTTGGTCTTGATCCAAGCGACCCTAAACTAGAAAACACACAGCAGTTTATAGCGCTTGCTGCGCCTAGGGTTGCTACCATTATCAAAGATTTTGGTGCAGGAACAGGATTGTCAGACGCAGACAGAGAGTTTGCTCAACTTGCTGCAGGCGGCGACATTACGATGACTGCAACAGCCTTGAGAAACATTCTTAAAATACTCAAGGACGACGCAAATAGGACTTTAACTTTGTTTGACGATATTACCGAAGACATAAGAAACGATCAAGGAGCAGATCCTCTGATTTTTTATCGTATTCCTGCTTTAAAAATGCAGCCTACAATTCAACAGCCAACAGAAGCAATACCTGCTGACGTTCCTGAACTACCTCCGGGTGCAACCTTAGACTGAGGATCTCATGCAAACAGCTACTAATAAAGAAACAGGACAGCGATACTATCTAGATCCTCAAACAAATCAGTGGACGGAAATGAAGACAGCCTCTGTTCAACGGACGGGTCAGAGGTTTGGTCTGATTGGAGATCAGTGGATAGAGATTGAAAAAGGTCGTGCACAAGAGGAAGCAGAACGTATGACTGCTTTTATGGAGCGTGTACCTGAGTCTATCGAACGTGGCGTACAGGAATATAAAGAGCGTACTGATGCTTTACGTATTGGCGGATATGAGCCTAGCGCGTCACAAAAAGTAACTACGGCTATTGCGACTGCTGGTATGACGGCAGGAGACATTATTACTGACTTTGTTATAACTTCGCTGCCGAACTCTATACGAGAAGGCGCTGAGCAGCTTTTTGGAAGCGTTAAAGATACTGATTCATTTAAGGCTGCGGCACAGATGGCGGAAAAGGGATTAGAGGCTTACGAAAGTTTTAAAGAAACTAACCCAGCCGCTGCCGCAACGTTTGAAAACGTAATTGATGTGTCTGTTTTGTTTAGCCCAAGACCCGACTTAAAAATTTTTGAAGCGCCTGCTGAAAAAGCAAAAAGTAGAGCTAGTTGGCAAAGGTTTAACCAAAGAAGACAAGGCATTAATCAAATGCTTTCTCCAGAAACTTTAAAACCAAACGAGAGAACTGCACCTACTGGGTTAATTGGTAGAGAAGAATACGTCCCTGATAGAGAAACAATGACTATCACAGGAATACTTGAGGGGATACCTGACGTAGATCCTAAGGCTTCATATCATCACAACATGAGGGCTGTTCAAAACCATATCACAGAACAGTCCAAGAAGTTGAGGCAGTTTATTATGAAGGCGGGTAATCCACGCATCCGTAAAAATGATTTAGCTGCCGAAATGGGACAAGCAATAGAGGAGTACACCAAGTCATCTGGTTACAGAGGTATAACACCGGACGCTCAAACGATTGTTCAAGCGCTTGCTGAAGACGCTTTAAAGCTAGTGTCACAATCAGGAACTAAAAACACTGTTTCCGCTATGGATTTACTCAACATTCGTCAAGAATTTGATAACTTACTGAACGAATCATACGCAGGTGTTCTAGAAGCTACTTCTGCTTCTGCTAGGGGTAAGGCGTCTCGTGTAGTTAGGAATATACTTAATAATACGTTAAAGCAGATAACCCCCGGAGATGACGCAAGACAGTTGCTAGACAGGCAGCACAACGCTTATTTAGCGCGTGATCGAATGAATAACAAAAGAAACAAAGAGGCTAATACTACCCTAGGCATTGTCGCTCGTAGGTTAAAAGACGCCGCCCTTCTTCCCTCTACATTAGGCTCTTTATATTTTACAGGTAAAACTTTTGTTGAAGGTGCTGGTGGTGTTGGTGCTGTTGCGCTTGGCGGGGCGGCGGGATTAGGGATCTATGGCACTATAAGATTAATGTCAAAGCAGAACAGACTTGACTTATACGCTGAAACACTATCGGGTTTAAACAAGCTAATCAGGAACACAAAAGAATCTGATAAACTTTTTGAGTTAAAGGCGCATAGACTAGTAATCTTGGACTTGCTAAGAGGCGAACAGGAGTCTGAAGACGATGAGTAAAGAAAACCTGTACGACCTGCGAAAGCAATACAGAGAAAAAGCCAGACAAACAGAGCGTGAATATAGTCAACAAGCAACGTCTGCTGCTGCGGAGGCTGTAGACACAGCCCTGAACGCGCCTAGAAGATCTTTAAAAGGACTTATATCAGGTAACCCAGAAACTTGGGGCCTGCCTAATTTCTCCTACGATGTAAACATAGGTAACAGAGCGGGGTACAGAGGAGCAGCCACAATAACAGATGAGATTGCTGAAGGCGCGTTAGATGTTGTTGCTGACCCTGTAAATTACATGGGTGCTGGTTTTGCGTCTAGCGCGATGAGAGCTGCTCCTAGAAACGTAAGAACTATGATTCCGGGTTTTTACCAAGGTCCTGTAAAGAAGGCAAAGGGCGTTACGCAAGAAGCGGCTAGGGCGTTGCCTTACTCTATTCACGAGGCGCTATCCCCTACAGCAGCGGCAACAGCTAGAGAATATGGCACAGGATACGGACGCAGGGCAGAACAACTAAACCCTGTAGACGAAAAGGGAAAAATATCTCCATCTGTGAGACAAGGCAACATGGTAGCGTCTCCCTATATGACTCAGCAAGCCAGAGGCGCTTCTGGCGAATTTGGTGATACTGTAGTAGAGGCAATGCCTACATTTAAAAACGAAGTGTTGGCTACTGGAAACATGGCTGATGACGCCGCGCTTAAAAAAGTGTTAGCAGAAGAAGGTGACATACCTCAAGATGTAGTGGACAGGGCCGCAAGACACGTTAGGGCTGTTCAAGAAACAAATTCAGGAACAGTTGTTGCTCGTAGTAAAGCTGCTGCAGGAAGTCAACTAGGCGAGGAAGCCGCTGGGGTGGCTAAAGGTACTGCCCCAGAAGTTGCAAAAATGCTGAGCAGCCCTAAAGCTCTGCAAGCATATAAAGACTACGCTGGTGAACAGCTTGGTGAGGCCCAGTTACGCGAGTATTTAGGCATCATCAATGCGATAACGCAGAGAGCAGGAAAAACTTGGACGGGTCGTAACTCTTTGAGCAAGGCTTTTTATCAGGGAGAAGAAATGAAAAGCCTAAAGAGTGCGTACCTAGCAGAAACATATTGGAAAGCCAAAGCAAGACAGAAAAAGGGCTTGAAGATAGCAAAAGGTGGACCACAAGAAGAAGCCCTGAAGTTTGTTAATGGATACATTGCCAAGCATCCTATTACAATAAAAGATATGAACGGCAAGCTGGTTCTTCAGCAATCATTTAGATCGTCTGCTAAAGACTTAGGTGGAATGAACGCTTTTGTTGTCGTGGACCCAAAGACTCAGGAGTTTTACACCATGCTTTCTGATGGGCATGACCTGTTTGGGCTTACTCCTCCGGGATGGTCTGATTTAACTACAGTGCTTCCTATTCAGCGCAGACGAATAGGCGATCAAGAGATGCCTAGAGGCTCTGAAGCGCAGAATCTAGCGGCTAAACAGGCCAGACAAGACGCTGTAGAAGGTCTAGAGAGAGCGTCAGGAATGAAAATGATGAGAGGCGAATCTATCAAGGCTTTTGAAGATAGAGTTGCCAGAGACTTCAGAGCGGCTCCTACGATGGGCGACAGGGCTAGAGCGCTGTCTAACCAGATAGGAGCAGCGGGTATGCTAACCGGAGGAAACCGTGAAGAACAAAGATAAACACACAGTAGAGTACACATCCATTGACTACCACAGTATGTGTCAGAAGTCAAAGGAGCGCATCAAGAAGATGCAAGAGCAAGGAATACCTACGCCCCATGACCCTAAAGAGAAGCCAGAGGACGTAGGTAAGTCTAACGGTTACTCTATATTCTTTATGTCGTAACGCTATAGTTCACAGTTGTTTCCTGTACAGGCCAGTTGTTGTGATCCTTCGGTCATGTCGCTGGCCTCCTCTATATCCCAAGAGATGTCCTTTGGGAAGTCCTTAGCTAACTGGTTGTACGTTTTCTTGTCCACAGGTTCGTAAGGAGCCTGTTGGTACGTGTGGTCTGAGTAAGGCAAGAAAGAGATACCACTGACCTTATCAAACTTGTTGTACAACCACTGTCCCACCTCCAGAAACTCCTCGTCACGGTAGTAGCAAGTCATGGACGGCTTGTGTTCACACCAGTAGTCCTGATATATCTCCCATAGCTCTAGCTGCTCCATAGCACCCATCTCTGAGGCTGTCACAGCGCCCTCAGGAGACGCGATAGGGAAGGAGAATACCCTAGTACTGGGTGACATGAGATCGTCCTCTACAGGCACTCCTGCGGCCTCTAGGACGCTGCAAAGTGGGTCACGAGCATCTGCACGTACTCTGCGTATGTATTGTGCACTATAACGAGGATGGATACCACTAGCGCTATCGACCAACTGACTAACAGTACCGCTAGGCTTGACCGCAGTAATAGCGGTAGAAGCGTTGATTCCCAGCTTCTTAGCCCAGAGCTTGTTAGTGTCGATAGCTTCCTGACGCATCTCTGTAAGCCACTTCTTGAGTTTAGCATTGTCTCCTCTCCCAGACAGCAACGGGTGATCCATGATGCCTGTCAAGGATACGCCCAGCAGTGCCTCTTCTTCCGTGTTTACTCTCCAAATATTTCTGAGGTATCTGAAGTTTGTGAGGGTAGCCTGAAGAGTCCCAAGGATAGTCGCAACCCGAACTTTTCGTTTGAGACTTGCGAGTGTATCCTGTGGCCTAACAACAACCTCTGAAAGATTACAGAACTGGTAGGGTCTGAGGATGATTTCGCTACACGGATTAGTTCCGAAATCAAAGGTAGCATCTCTTCGTTCATTTCTTGCAGCTTGCTTTTGACTTGCGACTCTACTAAAGACACCTCGTTCGCCAGATCGTGATTCATATAGGCTACTCCACTCGTTGAGAAACGCTTCAAAGTCTGGCTTCTCTGTGTAACACGCTGAGTTATTCGCCAGACCACGCTGGGGTTCTTCTACCCACCACTGTCCGTGTTTGCATCGTCGGAGTCTATCGTCGGTGAGGTTACTGAGGCTGATGAGTGCTGATCGTCTGACTCCTCCAACGACAACGATTTGAGCAATCTTGCAGCAAAGATCGTGACATTCAATGGAGCTAAGTTTTCGTCCAGCAGCTTCCCGAAACAAGTCCACTGTGAATCTGAACAAGTCGATGAGAGGTTCAGGGCCACTTGCACGACCTCCGAAAGTTTTGAGCGGGGAACCTGCAGGTCGTACTCTGCTAACGTCCCATCTGGGAACCTGACCTGTGTACAACAGTGATACCAACTCCCTAAACGATTTCGCCCATCCGATCTTCGAATCTGCAACATTGATAACTGTATCTGTTTCATGGAACTCCTCTGCCACCTCCGGTAACTTTTGTATGTACTGTCGTTCAACACTGAAGCCTACGCCTGTGCCACACAGAAGGACGTACATGAGTTCGTCAAACGCCTTAGGGTGATCTATAGGCAGATAGCTACAGTTAAACCCTGCTACGTTGTCACGCTCCAGCGCCTCACCTGCAGTCATCAGTGCCCTCATGCTGGGCATAACATCTAGGTTGTCAATGGCTGTAAGTATTTCATCATAAGACTCTTCGATGTCAAACTTATTTGCAAAGTAATTGACGTACCTTGCTACTGTTTCTTCCCACGTTTCTCTACGCTTCTCCTCAGGCAAGTACCTAGCGTACCGTGACTTGTGTATGTACTGTTGATATGCGTCCATTAGTCCTCCAGTAGTTCGCGGATTGCAGCAACGAGTGCGTCCATCGTGTCGTAGATCATAATCTTACTCTCATCATCGTACCACTCAAGGATGAATCCGTTGTTTGCGTTTCGGATTGTTGCATCAGTTATTCTCATTCCGTTACTCCTAGTGTTTCATTAATGATTGCCTGTGCCGCTAACTGTAGGAGCATGTACACTCCGTCAGGGTACTGCTCGTTGGACGCTACTTCAAACATCTCACCGTCCTCGTACATGACCACGACTACCTTTGGTTTCCTGCCCTCGTTCTCCTGTAGCGTGGCCTTTGCAGCAAACGCAGCCAGAAACTCCGCCGTGGTTATCTCCTTTTCTTCTGTCTTTGTTCCAAACTTGCCGTCGATGACCTTCATGCGGCAACCTCCTTGATGAGCCAGTCTAGGTACACCCTAGCCTTCCTGAGATCCTCGACACCGTTCTTGTACTCGTATCTCCAGAGGTACTTCAGGCAGTTACCCTTGAGGTATCCCTTGTACTCTTGAGGGTGCATGGACGCCTTGATTGCTTCGATGGCTTCGATAGCGCCCTTGTTGTAGTGGTCAGGCTGGGTCACAGGATTGTGTTTGTCACTGGGGTGAAACAGTTTCCCTGTAAAAGTCTTACTCTTGTTCACCTTATCCCACTCCTGTGGCGGTACATCGTCTATGGATTTATAGTCTGTCCACTCGTTCTCACCACTGCTCTTCATATTCTTCCTCCTCTAGTTCTTCGTGAAACTCTTCTAACCTTTTCAGAAGTTTGTCTTCAAATCTGTCTAGTAATTCTTCAGAGGAGATCTGCAGTGCTTCCAGAAGATCGTCAGGGTCGTACAACCGCAACAAACGATCCTTAATTTCTTCTAGTGTCA